GAAAGCCGACGAGCACCTCACCCAGCTACTGAACAAGGAGGTCTCGAATTTCAAAAAGACGTTCGACCTCAAGGGTACGACGTACGGCTTCATCCCTAACTGGGAGGAATTCACCGCAGGGGAGTGGATAGACATGGAGGTCTACACCCAAGACTTCTGGAAGACGGCACACAAGGCCATGAGCGTCTTGTACCGACCCGTAGATAGACAGTGGGGCGAGAGCTACACCATCGAGAAGTACACCGCGAAGGAGGACGCCGACGTCTTCAAGGATATGCCCGCCCCCCTCGTGGCTGGTGCCCTGCTTTTTTTTTGGACTACCGAACGCAAACTGCTGAGCACTATGCGCAAATCTTTGGCGAGTCAGGCGGTGGCTCTTCTGAACTTGGGGAGAAGTGGGGTTGGTACGTCGCGCTCTATACCTTGGCTAACGAGGACTTACTACAAATGGAAGCTATCACAGCCCTTCCGGTGGGTTCGGTCTTTACTCACCTCTCCTTTCTCCAAGACCTCAACCACCACCGTGAGAAACAAATGAAGCAAGCCCGAGCATGATCACGTTTAACAACATAGTCACGAAGTTTCAGGAGTTCTGCGACAACCACTTCTTCATCCAGACGTTCAGCTACGGCTCGCCCGCTGACGTCGACCTAGAGAAGTTCGAGCAGTACCCCCTCCTCCACCTCGTGTACACGGGAGGCGACTACAACAGCCCCAAGGCCAAGACGTACAACCTCGAAGTCTATATCTTGTCCGTCCCCCCTTCGGAGGCCGACAAGACCCAATACCAAAAGGAGAGCATCTCGAATGCCGAGCAGGTAGCCGAGGACATCCTCGCCGACATCCAGAACGGAGGCAACATCTTCCAATTCGGGTACGACTACGAGCTCACGAGCGCGTCCGTTACCCCTCTTGAAGAGGAGAAGAGCAACGCCCTTGCTGGGTGCCTCCTTGACTTGTCTATCGTCGTCCCCTACACCTACGACTCGTGCAACGCTCCCATCACGGGAGTAGAGCCCGAAGGTAGCGGGTACCCTTCCTTTAAGGCTCGTGGACTCTTGAGGGTGCGTGAGCTTGACGGCTCGCCCGACGTCCTCTCTGTGGCAACGATTAACGTACCCAACGGCTCCCTAACCGACGACGGCGAAGGGGAGATAACCCTCACCTTTGGAGCGGGAGGCGATACAGCCGAGAAGATTACCTTCCCCGTAAGGAACGACGAAGGCGTCACTATCCCGGCAGGAAGTCCCCTCTACTCGCGTGGCGAGATTGGAGGAAGCGAGCGTATCCTCGTGGGCATCGCAAAGGCTAGCGACCCCGACAAGATGCCTGCTATCGGCATCTCAGAGACCGAGCTCACCACCACGGGCAACGACAAGGACGGCGACGCCATCATGGTGGGGACGTACAACACCAACCTCTCAGGCTTCACAGGACTGCAAGAGAATGACATCCTCTACGTTGGCAAGAATGGTGGGCTAACCAATACAAAGCCCACGAGTACAGACCTCATCCAGAACGTTGGTATCGTACTGAAGACCAACGGCACCCTGTGCCAAGGGCTGAAGGTTTCCTGTATTGGACGGACGAACGACGTCCCCAACCTCAAGCCCGGGGGTATCTTCATCGGCACGGCCACCAACACCGTGCAGAGCGACTTCACGCTTCCACTCAACCCAAGCCTCGACGGGCGTACCCTTGTATATAACGCCGCGTCGGAGGAGTACCGCGAAGGCTACCCCACAAGCGAGGGACAGGTCTCTACATGGACGACGACCTCGACAGTCTCCACGGCCTATACCACGACAGGAGCCAAGTACCCTACATGGGGCAACATCCTCGGAGGGACGCTGACAATCGACCAAGACCTTCGTGCAGGGTGGAGCATGGGATGGAACAACGGGGCTACGCAACTGCTGGCTGCCCCCCTATCCCTGAACAGCACGATAGAGGTCAGCGTAACGTTAGATATAACCGCTCCCGTTGGGGCTCTGGGTACTGTGAACATCGGCAACGCGATTGGGTACTTCACTGCTCCCACCTATACGGGGGGGACTATCATAGGAGACGGCACGACGCAGACCTACACCGTAACGAGTACGGCGGGCGTAGTAAACTTCTGGCAACTGGCCAACACCGCACAGGTGCAAGTGTTCATCATAGCCAACCCCGGCACGATCACCGTAGAGCCCAAGACCATCACAATCACCGTGAACCATGCGTAACCCATTCGAACTGACCGACGAGGAGAAGGCGTGCACCGTAGGCGAGGAACAGCTCGCTATGTTTCAGCGCCTCGTGGACTTCGTAAACGACAGGCTCTCCGAGATTGAGACCCTACAGGACAAAGTGAACCAACTAGAAAACCCTTCTAAATAATGGAATTTATCAACGAAAACTGGCCGGAGCTCCTCCTCGCCCTCATCACTCTTTTGGGTACTATCTCCGCTCTCACCGAAAGCGAGGAAGACGACAACTGGGTAGACCTCTTGGGTCGCATCGTACAGGCTATCCTCATCGGACGTAGCAAGCCACCGAAGAAGTAAATGGAGCTGAAGGAATTTCAGAAGGTACTCGACCGCTTCGCCGACGACGTAAACAACGCGGCCAAGCGCGAGCTGGGCTCCCGTAGGATAGGCAAGAACCGCTCCTACGGCGTAGCCTCGCGTTCCCTTCAGAAATCCTTGACGTACTCCATCTCCAAGGGGCAAGTACTCTTCAGCTCTCCCAACCCGTCCGCCCCTTTTATCCATTGGGGCGTGAACGGCACCAGAAAGAAGCGCGGGGCACCGTTCTCCTATACGACCAAACAGCCACCCGTGGAGGCCGTGCTGAAGTGGATGAAGGTGAAGCCCGTGAGGCTACGAAGCGAAAGCGGGCAGTTCATCAAACAGACCCCCAGCCGTCTACGCTCTGCTGCCTTCCTCATCGCCCGCTCCATCAAAGAGAAAGGGATCGAGGGGCTCCGCTACTACGTCGTAGCTCTGGAGACCATCGTACCGAAGTACAACGAGGAGTTCGGCGAGGCCGTGGTCTCCGACATCCTCAAGAGCCTGACCTTCGACACAGGGAACATCAAAATCAAAACCAAGTAACATGGCCTCCTCCTTTAGCCATACGCCTACCACCACCAACGACGCGACGAAGTTTGCAGGTCAGCCTCTCATCTTTAGTTGCACGGACACTACCACCCCCGATAGGTTTATCATTCAGGTGTACGAGCGGGACACAGTAGGTAGCTCTTCGGGGCAGGTTGACCTTGGAGAGTTCTATCTCACACCAAACGCGAACGGGAAGGCACACTTCGACCTGTCCAACGTAATTGAAGGAAGGCTCAACGCTCCCACGACGACATTTCTTGGGGACGTCACCCACCAGACGAATTACAGCGTAGGCGCGGCTCTAAGTACTTTCGACAGGGTTATGCGAGAATATTACGTCGAGCTGTACAGGTACGACTCAAGCGGGAAGAGTTCTCTACAAGATTCCGAGACGGTTGCTGTTTGGGCTGGTGCTGTACAAATCTCTCAAGGGTACGAGCCTGACGCGGAGGCTCCCTACCACTTCACCACGTCCTCAAGCAAGGGCTTTCTTACCAATAGGTACTGGGACAGCTCCACCGACATCGAGGCGACGATGGCTGCCGAAGATCAGGGCGTGTGGTCTGTGGCTATCCCCGACGAGTGGCAAAGCTCACCCTCGAATATTACCGACGCCCGATATACCCTTTACTACCCAGGAGGGTCGGTATCCAAAACTCTAACTAACGTTGTTTTCAACGGTACGACGGTCAACTACAACTATACGACCGGACCCCTTGCCCCCGCTAACGTGCAGGTGTTTTTTGCTGGCTCGTGGACTTCCGACTGGACGCGCTACGAGATAGTTTTCAGGGACAACCTGACGAGCAACATCTCCAACAAGTACATCGTCCATCGTGACTGCCGACCGTACAAGCACGACCCCGTACAGCTCGCATGGACGAACACCGTCGGAGGGTGGGACTACCTCCGCTTCGACGGGCGCAACCTCAAGACGGTGAACAGCGAAACAAAGATGTACCGCAAGACCATCGGCTCGTATGGAGCCGCCGCGTTCGACTTCAACGCATGGGACAGGCAGGACACCCCCTACCACGTCACCGCCCGCGAGCAGTACGCCTTGAGGAACCAGTACTTCACCGCTTCGGAGCGCGACCTCTTGCAGTACGCCTTCCGCTCGAAGAACGTCATGTTCAGGGTGGGCGACGGTAGCTGGCTCCCTTGCAACATCCAGACGAACAGCTACACGATCCAGCCTGCCGCGTCCCAGCTCTTCGACGTCTCCTTCAATATCGAACTCGCACAAGAAATCAGATGCTAAGACTACTGCTCGACGGCAACGAGATGGACTTGTACGAGGACGTCTCCGTTAACCTCACCCTTCAGTTCTCAGACGTTCAGAACGTGAACAGCCCGGCGGGTAGCTTCTCGCAGACTTTCCGTATCCCGGCCACGGCTAACAACCTCGACTACTTCGGAGCCATCGACGACACCACAGCCGTCGACATCGTGAACGTGAAGCAACGCATCCCCGCCCAAATATTGAGCGATACTATCCCTATCCTTTCGGGGTTCTGTCAGGTGAAAGCTATCTACCTCCAGAAGGAGAAGTACGCCGACATCGAGCTCGTATTCTTTGGGGGTACGGTGGACATGAAGAGCGCCATCGGCGACGGCTTTATCTCGGAGCTTGACCTGTCAGCCCTCGACCACGAGGTGAACCGATCGAACATCGAGGACTCGTGGACTATCTCCACAGGCATCGCCCCCTACGTCCGATACGGGTTCGTAGATAAGGGCTTCAATTGGAGCGATACCAACCGCCCTTGGTCTCTTGGTCAGGGCATCTACCAAAACCAGCTCACGCCGTTTGTCTCGGTCTATAGTATCCTCGACGCTATCCTTACCGAGGCGGGCTACACTTGGGAGAGTTCCTTCTTTGTCGACCCAGCCGTGAGTGCCGTACATACGAAGAACATGTACGTCCCTTGTGTCAACGGCTCGCCCTATCCTACCGCACAAGTCATAGAAAAGACGCGATGCGCTGCCATTAACAGCGTGGCCGTATTGGAAAACTCCGGAGGGGTGCAGTCGGGAACCATCGCCTTCGACGACACCATCCTCAACTCTTGGGACTTGGGCGGAAACTTCGACGCCACGACGCACGAGTATACCGCCCCTGTAAGTGGTCGCTATTCCATCAGAATCAAGCGCAGACTAACTCTCGGCAACGCCACGTATTCCAGTCAAATCGTCCTCACCGTACAAGTAGACAGGGGAAGCGGGTTCGTAGATTACAACGACGTCTATACTGGCTTGACCGGCCCGACCCCTAACTGGACGGACGTTAACAGCTCCATCACCTATGACGGGTACGGCAACGGCTCGGTGGGCGTCTTGAGAGACGGTATAGACCTTGCAGCAGGCGACAAGGTGCGAGTGACGTACTACATCAACCAAAGCGGGTTCATCCAAGGAGGCACGACGCTGGGCATAGGCGACGCGACGACTCTCTTCTTTGTCGAGGGGACGAGCCCCGCCAACAGCGAGTTCGACGTCGACATCGCGGCCTCACTTCCAGAGATGAAGCAAATCGACTTCCTCATGGGGCTACAAAAGATGTTTAACCTCGTCTTCGTACCCGACAAGAACAAGCCCAGCCACTTGATCGTGGAGCCGTTCCAAGACTATGTAGCGACAGGGACGCAGAAGGACTGGACTGACAAGGTGGACTATTCCAAGGACTTGACCTTCAAGCCCACCACAGACCTGCAAAAGAAGGAGTACCTCTGGACGTACAAGGCCGGGACGGACTTCATCTCCGACGCTGTACAGAAGTCGCTCGAAAGAACCTACGGCGAGTACAAGGTTCAGGAGCCCGACAACGACTTTGCCAAGGGCAACCTGAAGATAGAGTCAAGCTTTGGGCAGTACATGATGAGCCTCGTAACGGGGGTGGGCGTACCTATGCACCGGAGCCTGAACGCGGAGGGGCAACCCATCGCAAAACCCCTCACCATGATCGCCTACTGGACGGGACTCACCGACAGATTCGACGACTGGTATCTTGAGGACGACCTCTCGTCTCCCGGCACGGTAACGTACACGACCATGCCTATCTTCTCGAACTATGAGAGTAGCTTCCCCACCATCTCCGACAAGGATTTGAACTACGGGATGGAGCAACCGTTCGTACCTATCGAGACCAACCCAGCCAATACCTTGTACTTTGAATATTGGGCACAGTACGTCGCGGAGCTGTACTCTAACGAGGCGCGAATCATGACGTGTAATATGAGGCTCTCCAAGCAGGAGCTCGCCGACTTCGAGTTTTCCGACAACATCTACCTGAAGGATTCGTACTGGAGGGTCTTGAAGATTAACTACGACACCAACGTCGAGGGGACGGCACGGGTGGAGCTTATCAAAATCCTTTCTGACATCGAGATATGCGCAGACATCCCGACAGGATGGAACGACCGCTTCCAGTACATCCTCTTCAACAACTCGACAAGCATTACCCCAGACTTTGGGTCGGAGACTTGCTGTAGAAAATACGGGTACGACTGGATTATCATTAATCCCGGCTATCCCGGTGGCACGTCTCCTATGGGCGTTTGTGTACCTCGACCCACCGTTCTACCCCCTACCACATGAAGCACCCCGACCACATTATGAAGGCTATCGACCTTCTCCAGAACGCCAAGGTGAAGAACCCCCTCCCGTGGTGGCTCGTGCCTCTTGACTACTTCCTCGCCTCGGTCATCGTGATCGGGTGGTGGGGAGGTCTCGCCTTTCTCATCTACAAACTCATCTCATGGCTGTAAGCAAACAGGAGGTAATAATTGAATTTAACGCCGACACGGGAGGCGTAGAGCAGAGCCTCACCAACGTAGAGAAAGGCGTTCAGGACACCTCGAAGGCTACGTCTGGCCTAACCAACCAGCTAGACAAAATGACAGGGGGAGCCGTTTCTGGTTTCCGTAGCTTGAAGGGTGGCCTCAAGAATGCCGTCACGGGCATGAAGACCTTAAAGGGAGCAATCGCTGCCACAGGCATAGGGCTCCTGTTGGTTGCGATTACTTCGCTTGTGGCGTACTTCCAAAAGACAGAACGAGGTGCCCAGCAACTGCGCAAGATAACGGCGACGCTCGGGGCTATCATGGACAAGCTCGTCGACGTAGTTATCCATCTAGGGGAGGCCATCTTCAATGCCTTCACCAACCCGAAGGAGGCCGTGCTGCAATTGTGGGAAGCTATCAAGACGAACTTCCTCAACCGCTTGCAGGGTCTCCTTGAGTTCATCCCAAAAATTGGGGAGGCTATCAAGCAGGCTTTCTCGGGCGACTTCTCCGGGGCAGCGAAGACGGCAGTCGACGCCATGGGCAAAGTTACCCTCGGGGTTGACAGCGTAACGGAAAGCATGGCCAACGCTACGAAGGCAGCGGGGGAGTTTGCTTCAGAGATGGAGCGCACGGCCAAGGCAGCCAACGACCTAGCCGACAGGGAGAACAAGCTGAAGGTAGCGGAGCGAGACCACCTCATTGTGAGGGCGGAGACCAACAAGCTCATCGCGGAGAAACGCTTGCTCGTCGAAGACGAGAAGATGGCCTTCGAGGACAGGATCGCGGCACTCGACGAAGCCATCGCAGCAGAACAAAGAACCATCGCCCAAGAGCTGGCCTTCGCCAAGGAACGAGCCGATATCTTGGAGGCCAAGGCTGCCCTCGCAGAATCTGACGAGGAGACCTTGCAAGCCGTAGCCGAGGCACGGGCTAGGGTAACAGAACTGGAGACGTCTTCACTTCGTACCCAGAAGCGTTTGGAGGGTGAGCGTCAAAGCCTCCTTCTTCAGCGTGAGTCCAGAGAGAAGGCAGCGGAGAAGGCACAAAGCGACCGCATAGCCAAGCAGGAAAAAGCGGAGGAGGAGCGCATCAAGAAAGAGCTGGACGCCTTGATTAAAGAGAACGAGGCCAAAGCCAAGCTCGAAGACGAGCTGTACCAGTTCACCCTCGAAGCACAAGAGAGGGAGGAGTTGGCCGTTATGCAGAAATACGACCAGCGCGTAGCCATCGCCGGCGACGACGAGGGACTTATCAAGGCAGCGACGGAGCAACTGGAAGCCGAACTTCTAGCCATCCAGCAGAGGTACGACGAGCTCGCCAACGCGGACGAGCAGAAGAAGCTAGACGGACAAATCGCCCTCCTCCAAAAATACTATGAAGAGGCAGCGGCACTCATCGAGGAGAACGACGTCCTCACGCGAGAGAAGGAACTGGAGAACCTACGCCTCGACCACGAAGCGCGTATCCTCCTAGCTGAACAGCTAGGTATGGAAACCCTTTCTCTACAGGAAGCCCTCAGGCTAGCCGAGAAGGAGATAAACGAGAGGTACGACGCCGAAGACAAGGCTCGCAGACAACAGACCCAACAGGCCATCATTGGAGGCATGGCCGCGACGCTTGGCCTCCTCTCGGAACTGAACTCTGCCTTCGAGGGGGACAGCGAAAAAGAAAGGAAAAAAGCCTTTGAACGGCAAAAGAAAGTACAGGCAGCCCAAGCCCTTATATCTACTTACGAGAGCGCCGTTTCATCTTACAACTCGCTTGCGCCTATTCCTCTAGTCGGTCCAGCCCTGGGTTTCGCAGCGGCCGGTGTAGCTATTGTTGCGGGACTCAAGAACGTGCAGAGTATCAAAGCCCAACAATACCAAAGCCCGAACGCAAGTTCTGGAGGGGGTACAAGTATTGGAAGTATCTCTGCACAATCGCAAGCGCAAACAGCACAAGCCCCACAGCTCGACCTCTCCTTCCTCGGTGAAGGGGCGGGAGAACAATCCCCCGTGCAAGCCTACGTCATCGCTACCGACGTATCGAACGCACAACAAGCCAACCAACAAATCCAAGACCAAGCCACGTTATGAGAATCGTAGAACTAATCATCGACGAAGACGCGGAGCTGTACGGCATCGACGCTATCTCGCTAGTTGACCGTCCAGCCATCGAGCTCGACTTCATCGCCCTGAAAGAACAACGCCTTGAATTTGCCGAAGCCGACGGCGACAAGCGCATCCTCATCGGCCCAGCCCTCGTACCCGACAAGCCTATCTACCGCAAGAACGGGGAGGACGAGTTCTACGTCTACTTCTCCAAGGGTACCGTAAGGAAGGCGAGCGAGCTGTACCTCAAGCACGGCAACCAAGCCAAGCACACCCTCGAACACGAGCACACCATCCACGGCCTTACCGTGGTGGAGTCTTGGATCGTGGAGAACAAGGAGCAGGACAAGTCCGCCCTCTACGACCTCGACGTCCCCGTAGGTACTTGGATGGTCGCTGTCAAGGTGGACAACGAAGCCATTTGGTCGGAATGGGTGAAGGAAGGCAAGGTCAAGGGCTTCTCCATCGAGGGCTACTTCGTGGACAAGATGAAGAAGAACACCGAAGACGAGATGCTTGCCGAGCTAGCTAAGGCCATCGTAAAGGCCGACAAGCGTACAAAGGCAGGGGTGAGGGTAGTCATGGAATCCTATGACGACTATCCAGAGGCTGTCAAGAACAACGCCAAGCGAGGGATTGAACTCAACGAGAAGAACGGGAACAAGTGCGCCACCCAGACGGGGAAGGTGAGGGCTCAACAGCTAGCCAACGGAGAGCCCGTTTCCCTTGAGACGGTGAAGCGTATGGCTTCCTTCCTACAGCGTGCAGAGGAGTACTACGACGAGGGCGACATGAACGCGTGTGGGACTATCTCCTATCTCCTGTGGGGTGGCAAGGCTGGCCTCCGGTGGGCTTCGTCCAAGCTAGCCGAGGAGCTTATGAGCCAACTAGAAAAAGAATTTTCCACCAAACCTGAGAAATAGACCCTCGAAAACCTTATATAAAAAACGGCACGACATGACTATTCAAGAAAGGGTGCAGGACATCTTCAACAAGTTCAACGTCAACTTGAAAGTAGAGGAGTCGCGCACCGAACTCGCAGAGGCCGCCCTCGACAACGGGACGGTGATCTACACGGACGGCGACGACTTCGTAGAAGGAGACGAAGCCTATATCATTAACGACGAAGGCGAGCGCATCCCACTCCCTCCCGGGGACTACACCCTCAAGGACGGGGGTGTTATCTCTATTGCTGACGGTGGCAAGATTGCAGCCGTGAACAAGGGAGGCGAAGGCAAGGACGCGAAAGATGGCAAGGCATCGAACCCAGCCAAGACCAAAGAGCCTGTGACTAAGGCTCCCGACACGGACGCACCCCTCAAGCCCGCACCCACCGACCCCTCACCAAAGGAGCCCGCTCCAGTCAAGCCAAGGGTGAAGCAGAGCGCGGACTTCGAAGAAGAAGAAAATCCAAACGACATGGAAGAAGTAACCATCAACTACGTTACCCGCGAGGAGGTAGAGGCCATCGTTGCCGAAGCCATCGCCGCAGCTATGGGTGAACCAGCCGTCGAGGAAGCCACGGAAGAGGAGAAGGAAGAAATGAGCGTCAACCCTGAAGCTCCCAAGGCAGAAGCCAAGGAGGAGCCACAAGCGCAAGCACAAGAGGAGGCCGTAGAGCCTACCGAAGAATTTGAGGTCGAAGTCGATATGAGCGCAGAGACTCCAAAGGCGGAAGCCGAGGAGGTCGAAGCACCCAACGACATGGACGTTATCCTCACCGAACTCTCACAGGTGAAGGAGCGTCTCTTCGAGCTCCAGAAGCAGGCAGCCTCCACGGGGCTGAAGCACAAGGCACCAACCCCAAAGAAGGAGCCTTTGAATCTCCAGAATTTGACAACTGAAGAGCGCGTCCGTGCTCTCGCAAATCACTACAACGCCTAAACTATGGCAAACGCAACATTCACCAATTCGACCTACGCGGGACAGGCTGCCCTTCCCTTCGTAGCTCCAGCCATCTTGAGCGCGGACACCCTCGCCAATGGCTACATCTCTGTCTTGGACAACGTCCGTTACCAAGCTAACCTCCGCAAGCTGACGGGCGCGGCTATCTCTGCCCGCTCTTGTGAGTTCACTACACCAGTCTCTGGTGGCTTGGACATCTCCGACGTCGTTTTGACTACGACCCAGCTCCAAGTAAACGAGCAAATTTGCAACGACGACTTGGCTCAAACTTGGGCAGCCGAGCAAATGCGCGGAAACTACGCAGGCGCTCCCGGCGACTACGTTTCCTTCTTGGGTCAATACGTCGCAGCTCGCGTAGCTGCCAACGTAGAGCAGAACATCTGGCAAGGCAACTACGACGCCGATGGCTCTGGAGCTGGCACTCCAGTCGTTGACCAATTCAACGGTATCTGCAAGCTCATCGTAGACGCCTCTCCAACTCACGAGACTGTGGCTGCTGGTGCTTTCACCGGCGACGACAACGCCACCACGGGTATCTTGACTCACTTGGCTGCGTTGACTGCCGACGCTCCTTCCGCTGTAGCGGGCGATCCCGACGCTGTTATCTTCATGAGCCGTGCCTCTGCCCAGCTCTACTACCAAGCGTTGGCTGCTACTTACAACCTGCCTTTCTTGAACGACGGCATGGTGGCGAAGTACGCTGGCTACACTATCATTACTCCTGCCGGCTTCCCTGCCGACACCTTGCTCTTGGGCAAGAAGGAGAACTTCTACTTCGGTACGAACCTCTTGACTGACCACGTCGAGGCTCGCTTCTTGGACTTGACCGGCACGACAGGCGACGCAGTTACTCGCGTAGTCATGTTGTTCGACGGAGGTACTCAAGTAATCGACCACGACTCCTACTCTGTTGTTCGTCGCGGTAGCTAATCATTAACCGAGGGAGGGGGGGCTTCGGCTCCCCCACTTTCACAAACCCCTAGAAAATGGCTTGTACATTAACACTTACAGGACGTTCGCTCCCTTGCCGTGATGCCCTCGGAGGGGTAAAGAACGTGTGGATCGTCAATACGTCCCCAACGGCGGACACCTCTTGGGAGGATGGTATGTGGACATACGCTGCGGGCGAAGTTACCGCTACGCAAGCGGGAACGATTGCCAACGACTACGTCAGCCCCAAGAACACGTCGAGCTTCACGCAGACGGTCAACTCAAGCATCGAGAACGGAACCGTGTACTACACGCAGGTCTTGAGCTTGGTATTGAATAAGCCTGTGGTCGACGACATCGTAGAGCTGACGAACCTCGCAAAGGCTCGCCTCGCGATCATCGTTCAGGACAACAACGACAACTACTTCGTCATGGGTCATACTCGTGGCTGTGAATTGTCTGGTGGATCTGTAGCTACTGGCACGGCCTTGGGCGACCTCAGCGGGTACACGTTGGAGTTCACGGCTGAGGAAGCTATCCCTGCTCCATTCTTGGACACTACGGATACCAACCTCTCGCTCACGCCTACGACATAAGCCGAGGCACTGCCTTAGGACTGTTATATAAGGAGGGGGAGGGCGTTAAGCTCTCCCCTTTTTTTGATAGATAAAGCATGGTCAACCTACTCCCCAACACAGCAGGACAGAGAATGTACTGCACCCCGTTCGAGGCTCGGAAGTTCCTCGCTTCCTTTACGGACTACCTCGTCGTACTTCGTAACGATGCGAGCGAGGAGACCTTTGCCTTCATCGCCAACGTGACCTACGACAACGAGAGGTACTCACAGTTCCGTATCTCCACCAACTTGGACAACCCTCTCATCGGTAGCGTCCTTCTCACCGAGTCGGGGCTGTACACCTACACGATCTACGGGCAGAACTCGGACACCAACCTCGACCCCGAGGACGCCTCCGTGGTGGGGGTCTGCGAGGTGGGGGCTTGCCGAGTCACGGCGACCGGTACTTACTTCAACTACGACAACCCGACCATCCCCGACAACGTTATATATTACGAGTAATATGGAACTTATCAAACTCAAAGAATACGAGGAGCGGAGCTACGCCGAAGCACCCTCAAAAGACGGCTACGTGAAGTACGGGGACGACAACCTGTTCCCTCAATACCTCATCGACCTGTACAAGTCGAGCGCAACGCATAACGCGCTCTGCACGTCAATTGCCTACATGATCTTTGGAGACGGCGTACAGGCCGACACCCTCGACGCTCGCCTGAAGATTCAAGAGTGGGGTCTCGACGACGAGGTACGGAAGGCTTGCCTCGACCTGAAGATTCAGGGAGGCTTTGCTCTGGAGGTCGTCTACAGCCTCGACCGAACGACCATCTCCAAGGTGAGGCACTGCCCCTTTGAGAATATCAGAAGCGCGGAGGTTGACGAGGAAGAGAACGTGGAGTTCTACTACTACTCGAAGGACTGGAGCGACAAGAGGTGCGAGCCAGAGCTCGTGCGGGCGTTCTCTCCTGACGACGCCGTAGAGTACCCCGTTCAGATTCTGTACGTCAAGCCTTTCTCTCCTGGCTCGTACTACTACCCCAAGCCCGACTACATCGGCTCGATTGATTATATCGAGCTGGACAAGGAAATCGGGAAATACCACATCAACAATATCAAGAACGGGATGGCTCCGTCGTTCCACCTTGCCTTCAAGAACGGCACTCCCTCACAGGAGGAAAGGCGGAAGATTCGCAACGACGTGGAGCGTCAACTGGCCGGGGCTACCAACGCGGGTAAATTCATCATGACCTTCAGCGACCAGCCCGACAGGAAGCCCGACTTCGAGCCGTTCCCCCTTTCAGATGCTGACAAGCAATACCAGTTCCTCTCTACGGAGGTCTCCGACAAAATCATGATCGGGCACCGCGTGGTGTCTTCGGCTATGTTCGGAGTCAAGACGGCAGGACAGCTCGGAAACACCCAAGAACTGGAAATTGCTTCTACCTTGTTCGACGACCAAGTGGTGAAGCCCTACCAACGCATCGTAAAGAACGCCGTACAAAGCATTTTGAACGCTGCGGGTACCCCTGCTATCGTTTCGGTCGTAGAAATCGAAGAGGAGGCTCCTACGGTAACAGAAATGAGCGAGGAGAAGGTAGACCTCTCCTACGCGATTACATACCTGCTCGGGGTGGGTGAGGAAGTGGACGAGGAAAACTGGGAACTCATCGATGAGGTCGAAGTGGATGAAAGCCTCGAATCCACACGAGACGCTGTGTGGGCATTTGCCGAATATGTACCGGGAGACTCCAAGAGGAAGAGCGACATGGACAACGAAATTGTTCGCATTCGCTACAAGTACGATGGAGAACTTTCAGACAACAGCCGCGACTTCTGCAAGAAGATGCTCCGAGCTCGTAGGGTATGGAGGAAGGAAGACATCTTGGCAGCGGGAAGCCTTGCCGTGAACCCCGGATTTGGGCCGAACGGAAGCGACACGTACTCGGTGTGGGAATTTAAGGGCGGTCCATGGTGTAGCCATCGCTGGGTTCGTCAGACGTACCTCAAGAAAGAAAACAACCGGAAGGTCTCCGTTGCAGAGGCCAAGCGCATTATCAGTCAGATTGAAGACCCGGAGGTTCGCAAGCGCAACCAAATCAAATCTGAACCGAAAGGCAAGCAAGACATCAAACCAAGAAATATGCCCAACCACGGGTATCTAAACCCTCGCTAAATGGCACTCACAGCAGAAGTTCTCTTTGTCAACCCTGACTATATGAAACGCCTCACGCAACTGAACGGGAGCGTGGAAGATAGGGTCATGGCTCCGGCCATCATTTTGGCACAAGACAAATACCTCCAGCAGTACCTCGGTACCGACCTCCTGAACAAGCTCAAGGCCGACGTTCAGGCGGGGACGGTAGCGGGCAACTACGCCACCCTCCTCGATAACTACGTCCGCAAGGCTACGGTGTGGTGGGCTATGCTCGAGCTCATCCCTAACCTTTACGTGAAGCTCGACAACGGGGGGCTAGTTATTCGCACCTCTGACGCTACGGCTCCTATCTCCGATAGCGACCTGCACCGCGAGATGGAGAACGCACGGCAGAACGCCCAGTTCTACACCACACGGATGGTCGAGTACCTCTGTAACAACTCCGGCCTGTTCCCTGAGTACTCATCGAACAGCGAGAACGATATGCTCCCACAGAAGACGGTGTACTATCAGAACGGGCTGACCATCTCGACAGGCCACGATCAGGTAGACCCCGACCTCGCCCGGTACTTATTTGGATGAACACAAGAAAAGAGAATATAACCCTTCTAAAGAAGTGGCTCAATGAGAAACGCCCTACTCCTAACGCTCTCCCTCCTATGGCTAAACCTCCAAGCTCAGGAGTGCGTAAGCCTTGAACCGAAAGTCATGGGTCTGCCCGCCCTATCGGCAGACCTTTCGGCAGAGACGGAGAAAACCTTGCCTATTGTCTTCCACGTCATGCACACGGGAGAGGACGTAGGCGAAGGGGCGAACATTACCGACGAGGCTATCCTTGAGACGCTCGACCTAGTGAACGACCAATTCAGGAAGGTGCCAGGAAGCACGGGCGACGGGACAGGGGTAGACACGAAGATTGATTTTTGCC